GCTATGGCGGCGGCTGGGGTGGTAACTCCGGCAATGGCCTGGGCTCTCCCTCCGGTCAGGGCTGGGCCACCAGGGCCGACATCAACGAGGGCTTCGCCCTGAACGGTCTCCAGAACGGCCAGACCTCCATCCGGGATGCCGTGAGCAACGGCTTCCATGGCGTGGATACCGCTGTGTGCAACCTGGGCTATCAGACGCAGGCGGGCTTTAACGCCCTCGGCGCCCAGCTGGCGCAGTGCTGCTGCGATACTCAGCGGAGCATTGACGGCGTCCGGTACGACATGGCAACCCAGGCCTGCGATACCCGCAACACCATCCAGAACAGCACGCGGGACATTATCGACAACGCCAATGCCAACAGCCGCGCAATTCTGGACTTCCTGACCCAGGACAAGATCGCTACTCTGACGGCTGAAAACCAGAGCCTGAAGTTCCAGGCTTCTCAGGCGGCTCAGAACGCTTTCATCACCGCTAATCAGGAAGCGCAGACTGCCGAGCTGATCCGCCGCATCAATCCCATGCCTGTTCCGGCCTATCAGGTGCCCAATCCTTATGCCGGATGTGGCTGCAATCCCTGCGGCTGCTAAAACCCAATACATCAACTTGTAAGAAAGGCTTACATGTTCGGCCCCGTGCCGATTTTGAACCATGCGGCGGGGCAACGGCCTCGCCGCTATCTTTTTGAAAGGAATGAAGTTTATGGCTGAATTTACTGGAGTATTTGTCCAGCAGGTGGCCGCTAACCAGAACGTGGTCTTTACGGAGACGCCTGTCAGCGGGTCTAATTGCATCGTGCACCGTGACGGCTCCGGCATCGTTACCCTGCGTGGAATGACGAATCAGTGCCGCGCCCGCTATAAAGTGGTTTTCGGCAGCAACATTGCAATTCCCACCGGCGGCGCGGTAGGCCCTATCTCCGTTGCCATCGCTGTGGAGGGAGAGGCACTGGGCAGCGCTACTGCTATTGTGACCCCTGCCGCGGTGGACGAGTTTTTCAACGTGTTTGCTGCGGCCTTTATTGAGGTCCCCCGTGGCTGTTGCGTAACTGTGGCAGTCAAAAATACCAGCGCGGAGACGATTGAGGTTGAAAATGCTAATCTGATCGTTGAGCGCGTGGCCTGAAAGGAGTAAGTCATGGAATATCTGTATGAACTGAAAGAAAAGCTCTGCAAGGAGCTGGAGGAATATGCCCAGAAGAGCAACATGAACGCTGGGGACCTGGAGATGGTCCATAAGCTGACGGATACCATCAAGAACGTGGACAAGATCGTGATGCTGGAGGAGGGCGGTTACAGTCAGGCAGCTGACATGGACTCTCCTTCCAGCTATGCCAGAGGCTCCAGCTATGCCAACCGTGGCAAGCACTATGTCCGAGGCCACTACAGCCGGGACGGCGGCTACTCCCGTGACGGGCGCGGCGGATACAGCCGCGACGGCTACTCCCGTGCCCGCGGTTATTCCCGCAGTGAGGCGAAGGACTCCATGATGGAGCAGCTGGGCGCTATGATGGAGGACGCATCCAATGACCGGGAGCGGGAAGCGATCCGGATGTGCATGGAACATCTCAATCAGGAATAATTTCCACAAAACAAGGGGGCCGCTTGCATAGCGGCCCCTTTTGTTGTATAATTGTTGTACAACTTGATAACAAGCTAGAGCGTTCAGCGCCAGAGTTCGGAGTGATCCGGGCTTTGGCGCTTATTTTTTTGAAATTGAGGTGAAATTGATATGGCAGCTGCAGAAGAGTCTATCCGCGGGAAAACCAGACCGGATATGTCCAGAAACGAGGGACTGGCCGGACAGACGGTCACGAAGGGAGACTATGAATATACCTATGATGACAATGGGTATGCGAAAAAGGCCATCAATGTCAAAAACAGGCAGGAACGGGAACAGGAGGGGTATGGTGGAGGCGGATATTCCGGAGGCGGAGACTCTTCCTATTATGACTCTCTCCAGCCCACGGACCTTTCTGGGTACCTGAATGACATGTACAAAGCCTACACGGACGCACAGCTGGCGGCTCTGAAATCGGCATACGAACAGAATTTGGCAGGGTTGCAGGCGGACGCGGAGAAAATTCCAGGCATTTACCAGGGCGCCCGGAATGAAGCGGCGTCTCAGAATGATATTGCCCGGATGGCCTTTAACGAGTACGCAAACGCACGGGGATTGAACACTGGCACCAGCGGACAGGCGGCGCTTGCCAGTTCGGCCACGCTGCAAAGCAACCTCACGGACATCTCCACAAAGGAGTCCGATGCCATTGCGGAAAACGCCCTGCAACAGCAGCAGCTTGCCATTCAGTACCGCAATGCGGCAGTGCAGGCGCAGGCGGAAGGGAACTACCAGATGGCCCAGGCCCTGTACAATGAGTATGTACGGCAGGACAACGCCGCCATGCAGACGGCACAGCTTGCCCAGGAGCAGGCCAACTGGGAAGCACAGTTCAACGCTGGAAACAGCCAGTGGCAGCAGCAGTTTGACGCTTCCCAGCAGGAGTATCAGGACAGCCTCGCGGCTCAGAACCGGGAATATGCCTATAATCTGGCGATGACGATGCTGGCGGCTGGCGTGATGCCGGACACCAACACTCTGAACGAGGCTGGGATTTCCACAGCCGACGCGCTGAATATGCGGCTTGCTGCAATGTCTACTGGTGGTTCGGGCGGCGGGAGGGAAAGCCCTGAAAGAAGCTCTGATGTGGATGTGCCAAACGAAAATGAACCGGGGTTGGTATCTCCTTCCGGCAACCTCCATAAAGCTGATCGGGACACAACCATTAAAAATGCCGTTGCTTCCGGGAAACTCGGTGGAGGCGGAATCTCTCCAAACGAATTTAACGCACTAGGCAAATCCTTGGCGGCGCAACTTGCTTCCGGTAATGAAAATACCGCTTTGGGGAATGTCACAAACAGATGGGGCGAATTGTCCGCTTATCAGAAGCAACAACTAGCCGAGCTGTTCGCCAAATATGACATCTCGTTGTCTGACTAAAGAGGTGAAACCATGCCGACATTTAAAAGGATCAGCACAGGCGAGACACTGACATACGACCCTGATCCGGTAAGAAGCCGTCCGAATGTTGAGGCGATTACGACCAAGCCGAAAACAAAGGCCGGAAAGAATACCATTACCGGCAAGATCAGCGGCACGGCAAAATCTCAGCGGAAAGTTGCCGAAGAAAAGACGAAGCCGGATACGCTTCTAAATATCCTGATGCGAGACACCGGCCACATCAGTGAAGTGGTGGACAGCACCACCGGGCAGGTGATCTCCACACCGGAGGCGTCCCGCGGTGGAAGTATGCTCAAAGGCGCTGCACAGGGAACGGCGGCGGGCTTTACGAGTACCGGCGGGACCTTCCTGGACCTGCTGCGTTCCTATGATACTGCGGGCAGCTCCTACACCCGGCGGGCCAACCAGGAGGAAGAGAATGCGGCCCACTACCGGGAGATGCTGGAGCGTGGGACGCTGGATGATGGAACACCCATCACAGCATCCATGCGGCAGCAGTTGGAGATGCTTGCCTCCCGTGCAGACAGCCGTTCTACCGGATACCGTGACGCAGCTGTGAAGCAGCACACTCCCATTGCACGGGCCACGCAGTCCGTATATGATACGGCGGACCGTCTTGCGGCCCAGTCGGCACAGAACATCGCGGAGGCCAAGGAGGGGCTTGGAAGTGTCGGTCAGTTCGCGGTCGACGTGGGCGTGGCCGGGACGCAGTTGGCGGGGGACGCTCTTCTGGCGGCTCTCACTGGAGGGAGTGCGCTTGTTCCCATGGCTGTCCGTGGCTTTGGTTCCGGGACGCAGCAGGCACGGCAGGAGGGAGCGACGCTGGGGCAGCAGGTGGCCTATGGCGCAGGGAGTGCGGCGCTCAGTGTAGCGACAGAGAAGATCGCCAACGTGGCCGCTCCGCTTCGGCGGACCTTCGGTTCCGGTGTTCTGGACAATGCTATCGCAAAAGCAACCGGACGCCTGGGCCAGAGTGCGGCTGGACAGACGGTCCTTTCCGCATTGAGCGAAGGTGGAGAGGAAGTCGTGGAAGCACTGGTGCAGCCTGTTTTGCAACGGATCACCTATGATGAAACCGCCCTGCAGCAATATCAGGACCCGGACTATCTGGCAGACACAATTTATCAGGGCCTGATCGGAGGTGCTTTGGGTGGTGCGCTTGGAGCTGTTGGAAGCATTGGCCGCAGAAACACCGAAAATGCCCAGCGCCGGTCCACAGATGCCGCAAGAACGGCGAAAACGGAACCTGCGCCCGTTTCCATTACCCAGGCGCAGGAGGCCGCAGAGGGAACCACAGGCTTTTTGGAGCCAACGCTTGTTAGCCGTGTACGTCAGTCTATTCCGCATATCCAAAACATGGATCCGGTTGCCGAGGTTACTGGCACAGAAATCCCCCGAAGTGGAAAACTAGTGGATCGGCTTGCCTCTTTCGTCAATGCGATTGGGAATAAGGTCAATCGGCCCGGCTTTGGTGATGTTCTATTCTCTAGGGGGAGAATCAAGTCCAGCATGATCGGACATGGGACAGGCCCTTCCAAAATCGAGACATTTGCGGCCGTCCCGGATGTAATCCGAAACGGCCAGCAGATTGACTATCAACAGAACTGGAAAGGGCGCGGCTATGACACCTACACTTTCGCAGCGCCAATTACCTACCGGGGACAGCCCACGTACTTAGGTGTCATCGTCACGAAGGACAGCGCCAGCAACCGCTATTATCTTCACGAGGTAGTGGATGCAAATGGAGACGTCATCTTTAGAAATGACGAATCCCCCGCATCTACACCAGACGGAACCTCTACCCTTGCGGGTGGCCTCGATACCGTAGTAGACACGGGGGATGGTGCAGGAACAACACCGGGCACTGTCGACACCGTGACAGACGGGCGGGCCTCCCAAGGGGTTCCTGCTTCTGATCCTACTATAGCACCCGGCGCGGAAAATGTCAATTCGGACATTCTTGCGCAAATTCTGTTTGGGGATATCCGGCAGGAAACCGGAGACACACAGGCGCCGCCAACCTATGACAATCTGGGCAGCGCCCGGCGGGGCTTCACCACCCCCGGCATGGAAGGGCAGGAGAGGACCAGCCGCCTTGCGGAGTCCATGCCGTATAATCAATATCAAGAGGCGGCTACCGGCCTTTCCCGGGAGGACTATGCCAAGCTGTTCCGGTATATGAGCCAGACTGAGGGGCAGTCCCTCGCCCGGGCGGAGGAGCTGGTTTACTTCATGCGGGACGGCCAGCGGACCTTCCTGCGAGACATTGACGAGACGGCTTTTCATGAGTTGGTGCAGTCCCTAGATGATGCGACGGCATGGAATGCGCCCCAGATGGATGCCGCCCGGATGATCCAGCAGGAGCTGCAGGGCAGGTCTGCAAACCTGGAAATCCCCTCTGAGGAATATACGGACTTCCTGCGGATCATGCGGGAGCATGAGACTGCCACTGGTCAGGGCGTTCAGGCAAACGCCAAGTGGAGCCGTCGGAACAACCAGAACGGCCAATCTTCGGAGCTGGAAGCGTGGGACAATCTGCAAAACTCCAATCTTTCCGAAGAGGAGAAGCGCAGCACCTTCCAACGGATTGTGAAGTGGGATACGGAGATCGAGCAGGCCACAGAGCCGCAGCAGTTGAAGGACATTATCCTGAACGTTGCACAGCAGCGGGGCGTTTTGAATGGCTTAACTGGTCGGCAGAGCCGGATTATGACCGCGGTTGCAAACAGCAGCTTGGACTCCCTGACATTTGACCAGTTGAAGCAGTTCGCCTATGCTTCCACTTCTGCGCTCAGCACCGACTCTACACCGGCCAACATGGGTCAGAAGATCAAGACTATCCAAATCCTGAACATGCTGTCCAACCCCAAAACGGCGGTGAAGAACATCACCGGAAACACGTCTTTCTACGGCCTGGACGCGCTTTCCATGAAGGGGGCGGCCCTGCTGGATATGGCACTGTCCAAAGTAACAGGGACCCGCAGCGTGGCCTATGAGCGTTCCAATCTGGGGCAGGCAGCCAAGGCGATGCAAATGGCGATTGCAGAAATCACCATGGACGTAGACATGGGCGGTAATCAGAGCCGGTACGGCACCAGCAGCCGCCGGACCTTCAAAGCCAGCGGAAACTTTGTGGACCGCGTGATGTCCATTCTAGAGCGAAATCAGGCATATCTGCTCAACGCCACGGACGAGTTCTACAAGGGCCTTGCCCGCAGCAACGCGAGCCGAACCCAGGCGCTGGTCGACCAGGGGAAGATCAAGACTGCTGACAAGGACTATGCACAGAACCAAGCTGACGCGCTTGCGCGATACCGGACGTTCCAGGATGACAGCAAACTTTCTCTTGCGATTCAACAGGTACATGATGTACTGAATATGGTTGCTGGCGTCGGTGACAGTGGGCGGAGCATCCGCGGCCGTACAGTCCATGCTTTCGGAGCTGGTGACATTGTGGCGCCGTTTACCCGGGTGGCCGGGAATCTGGCATCTCGCGGTTTGGAGTATTCTCCCGCGAACGCTGTCAAGGGAATTGTGGAAATGAGCAAAACCGTGGCGCAGGCTGTCAGCGGTCAGAATGTGGACCCGGCGGCACAGGCCCGGGCCGTCTCTGACACCACCCGGGGCCTCACCGGAACCGCCATTGCTTACGGGTTTATGCTTTTGGCCCAGTCGGGGCTTCTGTCTCAGGCAGGGGATGAGGATGATCCGGACGTAGCGGCGCTGAATTCCAGCGAGGGCATCACGGGGACCCAACTGAATATCTCCGCAACAGAACGGGCTTTGTCTGGTGGGAGCACAGAATGGCAGAGTGGAGACACCCTGATCGACCTGTCCTCCATCGAGCCGCTGAACCTGTTGATGAACCTGGGGACGGAGATGGCAAAGAGTGAAGGGAACCCCATCGTTTCTTCATTTAATGCTGTGCCGAAATCCTTTATGGATGCAACTGCGGAGCTCCCGGTGATGCAGTTCATTGGGAATGCGGCAACGGACATCATCAAATATGGACAGGACCCACGGGAAGTATTGTTGCAGGAGGGGGCAAACACGGTAGCTTCTTCCCTGATCCCAAACATTCTGCGGTCTACGGCCCGTGGGCTGGATGACCGACCCCGCAATACCTATTCCGGGGATACGCTCGGAGAGCAGGTTGCGGACAGCGTGAAGAACAGTATCCCGGGTTTGAGGGAGACACTGCCGGGGTCTGTCAACCCACTGGGGGAGGAAAAGCTGTATCAGGGAGGTACGGCGGACCGTTTACTAAACGCACTTTTGAATCCGCTGGGAGTCAATACTTACAACCAGAGCGAAGTTTCCCAGGGGATGGAGGCGCTTCGTGAGCGGACGGGAGATACCTCGTTCTATCCCAGCAAGAGCGCGCCTTCTGAGGTGTCTTATACAGACGAGGATGGGAACCAGCACAGCAAAGCTCTGACCTATGAGGAGCGGCAGGACTACTTGCGGGATCGTGGTGCCGTCGCACTGACTACGCTGTCCTCCATGATGGGCAGCAGCGCATACAAGAGGGCGAATGATACTACCAAGACGGAGCTTTTGGACCTCTGTAATGACTACGCCAGCCAACGGGCAAAGAAAACGATCCTGGGAGGCGACAGTGTTCCGGCATGGGTGAACAACGCAGAGACAGCGCAGAACGACCTTGGCGTATCTCCGGCGGAATACTTGGCCCTCTATCATCAGTATGGAGCCGGGATCATGTCTGGGACGGCTTATGAGAAAACGAAGCAGGCGGTAGCGGCCGGCTTGACTGTTCAACAATATGTGGATATGAAGAACGGGCTGGATGCAAATGGAAACGGAAGCGTTTCCCAGGCGGAGGCCCGGGCGTATCTGGACCAACAGGATTACAGCCGGGAACAGAAGTCAGACCTCTGGCACATCATCAATAAAAGCTGGAAAAAGAATCCCTATGCATAAGAGAAGCCCCGCCAGACGGCGGGGCCTTTTCTCACTGTTCACTCATAATTGTTTTCAGAACGGGCACGATGCTTTCATAGTATCGGAAGGACGGGACTTCCTTTCCGGGGCAGTTCTTGGCAACGTCATTGACCCATGCCCCGTACTGCTTTGTTTTCAGGTGGTTCCGGTTGGCGAGCATCCCGACCTTGTTTGCGGAGATGCCCAGCTTTTCGCCGATCTCCTGCGCTGAGTAGGTCTTTTCCCCAATATAGGGCAGGGGGAGCAGGTATTCCCCGGTCAGCTCCTTGGTAGCGTGGGCCTGGAGAACCTGTCTGTAAGTACCGTCATACTCCTTCGCCAGACGCTCCAAAAGCTGGGCCTTGCGGACGCGGATGCTCTCCATCTGGTAGTCAGTCATGGGGCGTGCTGTGTACTGCCCCGTTTTGCGGATGCTAGGCAGTACTTCGGAAGTCACCCAGCGCTTGAACTTCTTCGCTCCGGGGAGTTTACTGGATAGCACAAGAGAGTACAGCCCGCTCTCGTTGATGATAGTCATAGACCGGTTCTGACCTACCCCGTCGATTTGACGGGTCAGCTTGTCCTCGTCATCAACATGCTTTCGTAATGCTTGGTCTGTGTCACTGTACCCCAGCGCCGCGGCCACATCCTTGCCCACCAGCCAGGGTTCCCCGTTGATTTCCACGGTGCGGACTTTTCCGAATTCGGGATTGTTGAAAACTTTCAGTTCGTTCATTGTGATACCTCCATAGATTTCTTTTTCATGGTGTTTTTGACGCTGCGCTGGCCTTTCAGAAAGCCGTAGTTGAAAGCAAGTACCGTTGCGCTGAACAACCCTTCGCTTTGCGATACAATGGCCTCCAGTTCTCCCGTATCCATGCCATAGCGTCCGGTTTTCACCTTCCCAAGCATGTCAATGAATGCCCGTGGCTCCATCTTCATCTCAGTCACCTCCCTCCCCGTCGTGGATGGAGCCGACGACTTTTGCCATTCTGATTGTTTGGTAGGGTTTATCATCAATATCTCCTCTTACCGCCCATTGAACAACAAACCTACCGTTCATAAAGTGTACTTCTCGAGGTTCACCATCCCCGTCTCCACAGTCATACGAAAGTATGTCCCCCTCAAAAATCCGCTTCCCATTCTTATCTTTCAGGCCGGTGTACTGGCAGACCGTGGAGGGGTCGACCTCATCAGCCACTCGGCACCCGTTGTTATACCAGTGGATAATGGTGCTATCTTGGAGCTGATTCAGGTCTCCATATACCCATTTTCCATCGCTCCACCGCTTGGCTTTGAAAAGGATTTCTCTCATTGGGCACCTCCGATGATCTCGTCAAAGGTATATACCTGACCCTTTTCAACAGACGGGAACAGATGTCTGGTGATTACTTCTCTCTGAAAATATGTGCCGTCTACAATTTCCAGGCACTGCGTCCATGCACCATCGTATTTTATTGCATTGATCTCCGGGAGCAAAACTTTGATTGCCTTCGCTCTCTCCGCCTCCTGCTGGGTGAAGCGGGGCTTGCGGATGATGCGGTCGGGGTAGTTGATAAGGTCTAATGCAATGCAGTCTTGAACGTCCCCATCTTTGTCTTCTATGAGCCCTTCCGGGGTAATGTGATATGGATTGCAGTACGAATCTGCAATGTAGAATTGTTCTCCCACCTCAACCCCCAGCACCTCGCAAATTCTCGGCTTGTCCATGTTGGCCTCCTCCTTTTGCGACTTATTTGCAACCTGATTGCAACTTATTTGCGACTGGTCACAATCATCCTCCACCACCTCATAGCCCATCAGGCGGGCGGCTTCGTAAGGGTTGGCTCTTACGTATTCATGACACGGCTTCTTTGTCCCTGCGTATTGCTGCACGGGTTCCCGAAGCTCGCAATAGTCGCAATCTTCTTTGCTATCGCAAAACTGCGCTAATGCCTGTTCAATGGTAAGTGCGACTTCGCCCGTCTTACTCCGAAACTTCATGCTCGTCCTCCTTGTCCATGCGAGCCCCGCAGGAAGGGCAGTAATCATATTCTCTATTCCCATTTACAAAAATCGCTTTCCGGTATGGGACTGTGTACTTACACTCACTGCATTTAAAATAGTGGGCACGAGGATATTCAACCCATTTCCCGTGCCTCACCTCCGCAACGTCGGCGGCGGGAACAGCAGATAGCGCGTCCCGACACCTTCTGGCAACCAGCTCATCGCAATCATCATGCATCTCATATTCCTGCCGCAAAACTTCAAGTTCCTGCACGGCAAGCGCCCTCTCGATGTACTCCTTCATTCGCTCCACCTCCGTTCGTGATCGTCCACAATCCGTTGAATGATTTCCAACTCTTCATCTGTCAGCGTCCGGTTCCACGCAATGGAGAAATCGCCCGTACACCGATTCGGGCAGGCCGTACACTCGCAACGGTTGGCGTTGCTGGTATCATTCACCCTGAATGGGCAGCTGTGGTTATAGCAGTCAGTTCTAATCCCTAATTCCCGTTCGACAAATTCAGCGGGATACATCGGCGGTATAGTTTTATTCTCCATCCTGCTCCCTCCGTAGTGCGGCCTCGGCCTCCTCACGGGTCAAAAAGACGGTCTTGCCAAAATCTCCAGGTGTCAAATGACCGCACCAAATCGGATATGTAATCTCTCCATCTCCGTTAATCTGTACGCCATCTTCTGGTGGCAACCAATCTCTTAATTCAGCCACAAGCTTTTCGTAGTCCATCAGGTGTCCACCTCCACTGGCTGCTTCATCCACGCCAATGCTGCCTGTTTGCACCCTTCATAAATCGGAATGTTTGGATAAGCACAGATGAAATTGCATACTCCGCCTTTTTCATGCTCACAACACTTACAAAAGTCGGCTCTGAGGAAAATGCTCGCCAACTCCTCGTCGCTCATGGCCCGGATGCGGTCTGCGTTGGTCAAAACTCGCCCCGGTTTGTACTGTGAGCAATCCACAATTTTGGAGGTTGTCCCGGCGTTATGGCAATCAGCTTTGCAAGTAATACAAGTCGGTTTCATGCGTCCTCCTCTCCCTCCGGCTGGTGCTTCCCATCGTCAATCTCAAATTTGATTTTCATTTGCGCTGGGCATAAATCGACCTCCGGCCTGCGCTTTCCTGTCCAACGCAGACCGCCAGCCTGTCCCACGCATTTCCACCCGGCGGCTTTGAGACTTGTCCCGCTCTCTGTGTCGAGTATGTAGGTGATGAGCTTGTGATAGCCCATCGCCCGGGCTGCCCGCCAAGCTGCGGCATAGAGCATACTGCAAGCGTTATGTGTTCCATCGGTACAGAGACGGTTGACCTCCAGTGTCCACCCGTCGTCCAAATATCGGCTGACAGGGCGCCCCACAATGGCGACACCCACGATATTCTCACCGTCGGTACAGCCAATCGAAAACTTATGCCCCGTGACTGGTTTGTGATGCCGGTGGTGCTGTTCCACAAAAGCGTTGGCTTCCTTGAGCGTAACAGGGCATACCTCAAGCATCAGCTTCTCCCTCCAGCGGGCGGCGGTAGGCGAGCCAGTTCTCGCCGTATCTGTAATCCTCGATATGCTTTGCATAAAACGGATCAAGGATATTCCAATGTGGCGGGGGGCTTTCTTCCCGTAACCCAACATGCCAATACGGTTGTCCTCCCATCTCCCGCAGCTCCTCCAGCGTCAGCGGCTCGTTCGGCAGGGTGAGGGTGGGCATAGAGCGCACCTTCTCCAGAAATACCTCCCCGATCTGCACGGTTGCTGGATGGCACGCTTGGTCAATGATTTTCTCGCACCATCTTTTAAGTGCGTCTCCGTCAATCGGCCTTGCCATCTTTCAGCGCCTCCCTTCCGATTTATGAAAAACAAATTTCAGCAGCCACAGAATCAGCCATATTCCAGTGGCGGTAGGCAAAGAAAACCGGATGGAAAAGCACATTGTAATGAGCTTGATAATCCCGACTGTAAATGCCCAACTTATTGCGTAGCCAACAATCAAGCCAATTACAATAACTAAGCCTTTACGCATCTTTCGGCGCCTCCTCAGTCGCAATCATCTCGATTACCGGAACGACTTCAAAGTCTCTGTCCCATGAAGAACAGCCGCTTCTAGCCTGCGCCTCAGAACGATATGTCTTGACGGATACGTCTTTTATTTCGGATATGGGACGAAAACTAAAATTCTTTGCTAGACCGCACCAGACCTCTGTTCTGTTTTTCCGCATGACCACATAGCGCTTGCGCTCAATCCGCATCGTTCAGCGCCTCCCATCTCTTTCTCATTTCTTTCCACGCCTCCAGGGTGAGGGGGCGGCCGCAAAATCTGCAAAAATGATTCTGGGCATAGAAAATGTCGTCACTTTCAATTTCTGGTCCTTTTAAGTAGCTCATTCCCCATCTCGTAACGCATACAGCAGTACGATAATCTTGAACACCGTCATTTTTGCAGAAACTACACCCCGGCCACACCCGCTCCAGCTGCTCCTGCGTGGGTGGGGTGAGGGCGGAGAGTAGGGTATCAACCGTTTCATCCGTCAGGTCAAAAGAGTGCCTTAGCACTTGCCCGTATTCCATCGGCTCATATCCCTGATACTGTTTCAACAGCCTAACCGCTTCTTCTCGCGTCATGGCTGGGCCTCCCTTTCCATCTTCTCTTTGACGGCTGACAGGATGAAATCCCGGTTCAGCACATACAGGTCCGTAATTCCGTGCTCCTTGCACATCTTGATGATCTCGTCCATGATGTAGTTTTCGATATCTTCTTTCCAGAGGACAACCGCCTGTATCGTTGCAGAGGCCACGGTGTTTCCATCCTCGTCTGTTCTGACTTGCAAGGATGGGTCCCCAATGTCAACATATTCTCCCGGGTTCTTCATTCCATCCCCTCCAGCATCTCCATCTCCTCCGCCGTCAGAATCGGCGCGCGGGTGTTCCAGGCGATGCAAGCATCGTATTTTGGATACACAGTACAAATCCTTGAGATGATATCTTCCCCGTCTGCGTCCATCCGGCAAATTTCCAATCCGCATCCATCACAATGTACATAGGCAATGTTTGTACCACCAAAGCATATTGGTTGTCCGCCACACAATGGACACGGCAGCAGCACCCCCGCATCCGTCAGCCGTCGAGCCGCCTCGTGGTCGCCCAGCAGGGCGCGTTTTTCATTTGTCAAAACCATCTGTAATTCAACTCCTTGTCCAGCATGTCCCATCGAAAAATCTTATCGTCCGGATAGATCAGGCCCTCATCCTCCATCTGAAATCGCCGGTCAAAGTCGTGGACTGTGTGACCGTCTGAGTGAAACGTCACCGGGCTGTCGGCGTCCCACTTCAGCAGGAGCGCCCACAATTCCGGGTAATCTCTGCGCAGGAGTCGGAGCTGTCCCACACTTTGATTGTGGCAGAACCAGCAACCACCACGTGTGGCGGTGGTATAGATTGGGGACAGCAAATCGTTCTCTTCACACCATCGGCGACAATCAGCCTCTGTCCAGCCAGCCTCTACAAGAGGACTTTTCTTTTTGTCAGATAGGATGTGAGTGCGGTCTGGCTCGTCGGCGGCGATGCCCAGGTACATAACATTCCTATCCCTGCGCTTATTATTTATTTTCCGGAGTGCGGGTAGCTTTACATCTCCCTGACACCATGCACCTCCAGGTCCGCCTCTCATCGGCCAGCCTCTGATTTGCCCTGGGTTTTTCTTTGCCATCGTGCTCTTTCGACGGTAAAACACATCCTGGTAGGTGTTCCTGCATCTGATATGCTCCACCTCAATCCCCCACCGCTCCTTGATGATCCGGTCTGCGTGGTCCTTAAACTCCACCATCGGCGGAAGGTCGGCGGGGAGGGTATCGGTGGCCCAAACCTCTGCTGTTACAACCCTGTCAATGGGCCAACCAAGGATTTCACACGCCCCAAAACACGCGAGACTATCTTTTCCGTAAGATAGGGATAAAATATATTCCATAGTCGTTCCTTCTATGGTTTTATTTAAAATTTGGGCAGCTCTCGATGGCGTATGTAATCACCCAATGCTTTACGCCGTATTGATCTCTCCCAACAATGAACGTCCGCTTCTTGGCCGTCCAGCCCGGTACTGGCTTTTCCTCACGCAACCATGGACACTTGCTGATCGGACAGCAGCAATCCATGCAGGGGTTGGCCGAATACCGCCGGATGGGGACTAGATATTGTTCAAGTTCGCTCACGTCCTGCCTCCCATTCCCGGTACAGGGAAAACCAGTCCTCCGCCCGCATCGTTACCAGCCATTCGCAGCGGCTCCGCCGGTGGGCTACAATGGGATATTCCCAAGGAGGCGCATCATGCTTTGCCTGGGCCATGGCTGCCTCCAAATCCAGCCGCTCCACACGCTTGACTTCCTGATGGATGCCGGGCAGCCCTACAACGTCAGAGGCGTCCCCGGTGTTCCCGCAATACTGAGCCGTGCGGCGGCAGTCATAGCCCTGCCCACGGCAATAGCTGGCCCATTCCAGCTCTCCGCGCTTGCCTTTTTGTTTGCTGTTCATGGTTCCTCCTTGTGGTGATACATTTCCCGGATGTACTTCCACGTCTCGTCGTTCATGCTTTGGGCAGTAGGTTTTTCCTTCCCTTCCTGCTTCCTGCGCTTTTCCCAGGTGATTACAGCCTGTTTCCAGTCCTTCATGGGAGACTGACCGATCTTCCAGCCCTTGGAGGCGTAGAAAGCAACAAACGACTCTGGGTCTACCCCGTTGTTCCGCTCCTGACAATATGCCCTGACTTCATCGACTGTCGGAGGTGAAAAGCGTTTCCCCCTGGAAGAGGGGGTAGGGGGAGTATAACTATCGTTCTCATTCTCTTCCTCTCTCTCTACCTCACCCTCTACCTCTATCTCTCCCTCTATATTGCTTTCCGTTTGCTTCCGGTTTGCTTTCGGTTTGCTTCCGCCTCGCTTCCCGTTTGCTGCCTTTTTGCTTGCTTTGTCAAGTATCGGTTTTACAAGCAAAAAGGAAGCGGATGCCTGTCCTGTTAATGGCTTGCTTTCTCCCTCGAACACATAAGTACAAATCGCCGTCACAAAGGGAAGCTGGTCCTTCTTCGGAAGCACTTTTAACGCCTCCCAGAAGCTGCGGTAAAAGGTAAATTGGTCACGTTCCAAGCAGTTCACCCGCCTTAAAACGGCAGTTTGCCGTCCTCTTCGCCGATCTCGGCGAAGTCTGCGGCTGAGACATTGACGCCGCCGCTCTGGATGGGGAAGTGGGACTCCTTTTCTGTGGGCCACACATAGTCCGCTATCAGGTCTGTATAGGTTTTGCCGTTGTACTCCCGGCTCTCCAGCCGGCCGGCGGCGATGACCCGGTCGCCCTTCACCATAACGGACAACTGGCGGGCCAGATGTCCCCAGCCCTTGACAGTCAGGAAAGCGGCGGTTCCGTCTTTGCGGCCATAGGCCCGGACGGAGATGGAGCCGACCTCCTTGCCGCTGCTGGTGATGCGGATATCGCCGTCACAGGTGGCCTTTGCGATGACGAAGCCGGTCTTGACCTCTTTGCCGCTGCGGTCATAGTCCGTAATGCCATTGATAAACATTTAGGTACCCTCACTTTCCACACGCTTCATGCAGTTCGCACAGAACTGGCGGCCAAACCGACGGTTTGCATAGCTCACCATATCTTTCACATCCCAGGGCTTTCCGTCTCTCTTTTTGACGGGATAGATCAGTTCGCCGCAGTCGTCGCAGCGATATTCCTTGCGCTGTTCGGCGGCTGCCTGCTCTTTTGCAAACTCGTCCGTGTCCGCGTCCTTTGTATCATCAATGCAGAAGAGGCCGTTCAACGCGTACTTTCTGGCATAGCTTGACGCGGTGCCGGTGATCTGGCTGTCGTCCATTCCTTTCTTGTCCTCGCTCTCCCGTGCATAGGCAGAGTTTGAAAGAGATGCTTCCGAAGTGGTATCCCACAGCGTAGCGGTTGCGTGGACATAGTAGCGGTCACAGATGCACTCCAATGTATCGGAGACCGTAAGGAGAAGCTGGTGTTGAGCGAGAAGAGGCTTCACAGCTTCCATAATGTCCTCACAGGACCGGTACTTATATCCGCCAAACTTGTTCGTGCGGCCCTTTGGGGCTTTCAGCTCCGTTTGAACAGCGGAGACACGGGATAAGAAATTATTTTCCATCAGCGAAACTCGCTCCTTTCCTTGATGCTTCTTCCGTCCAGCCACTCGTCCAGCTGGTCCTCCTCCTCTTCCCGGAGACTGTCTGCGAAGTTCCGGAAACGGGCTAGAAGGGAGCGGCGGCAGGATTTGCAGAGGATGACCCCAGCGGGCATATAGCCTTTGCAGATGGGGCAGCTGGCGGCGTCCTCGACATAGGGCTGGCCGCAGACGGGACACAGCTCCTCCCGGTAGCGGTAGCCGGGGAATACGGTGGGGTCCGTGCCCTCCCGGACCATAGGGGCGTCAAAGTAGGCGTTGCAGATTTGGCAGTGCTTCATGACTCGCCTCCGATCCGGAACGCATCTTCTGCGGGAATACCCATGAGACGAGCCACACTGTCCCGGAATGGCCTGGAGGCAGCCAACCGCCCGGAGAGCATCTGGTATGCCTGGGCGTATGAGACGCCGCCCACGTCTTGAATGAAGCTCTTGACTACGCCGCCATAGTTTTCTACAATGTACCTTCGGATGACCGGATACAGCACGGACGGGGGACGAGGCGGGATTCGGATGCAGGCCGACAGGTCATTCTTGATGGTGCAGTCCGCGTATCCGATTTCCCGGGCGATCTCCTGCCAGTTGTGGCCGTCGATCCGCATCGTGAATGCCTTGATACGTTCTTCTCTTGTCAAATAGCTCCCTCCTCGATGAAATAGATTGTAGCGGTACGGACTCCGGCCTGGATGGCGGCCTCGTGGCTCTCCATGCAGAGGTCAATGTGGGCGCCTTTCACGGCGCTTCCGGTATCGTCCGCCCGGTAATAGTGGAGTTCTCCGTCTCCGTAGTCCACCAGGACATCAGAACCCAATGGGATGATGGACGGGTCCACGGCCACGGAGATGCCGGGCGTGGCCTTTCTGCCGCTGGCGGTGATGCCGTCGGACTTGCCGCAGCAGCGGGAGCAGGTGCAGTAGTGGGTGACTGTTACATCATCCAGGCGGACGGCATGGGACAGCAGCGCCGCCTCGATCAGCTCGTTTTCCGCTGCCTCCTGCTCCTCTTCGGTGAGACAGCAGCGGACCAGGGCCGGGGTATCGTCGCCGGGTAGGCTGCCGTCCTGCGTGGCGGGCTCCGGCTTGTACATGGCGGGCAGTTCTGCCGCTACAGTCATCGCCGTGTAAGACAGCAGCCACGCCAGCAACAGAAGCAGGAACAGAAGATATGTAAGCTGCAACCGCCTCTGGCTCCGGCGGCGCCGCTCTTCCCGTGTCAGCTTCTTCATCCGGACACCTCCTTGTAGGTCTCCCGGAAGCTGCCTTCGGGGAAATCAAACTCCACAGTGAAATGATGGTGCCGTTTGTTGATGGAGACCACCCGGCAGGGCTGCGGGCCTGTCCTTGCGGTCACAAAGGCGCTGGTGGGGATGGTGGGTTCCAGGCACAGCTTGTCTCCAATGTTCATCTGCGGCCCTCCAGTCTGTCCAGCATCCAGAAGAGGCCGTTTGTCAGGGAGACGGCTCCGGCGGTCAGAACAATGATTTGGAGGATCATTGCGACACCTCCGAAAGACTCCGGGCCAAAGTGGCGGCGGAGATTTTGGAGCCGTTGAAGGGGAAGCGGTTCTTCAAAGTGCTGTATTTCTTGATGCCGGTGAACCGCCGGACGTCCTCCAGAGACAGTAGGTGACGCCCTTCGGTGAATTCCAGAATGTCCGCGAGGTTGTCGCGGTAGTATTTACTTTCCATCGTGGTCCTCCTTTGTATGTGAATTGTCGTGGTTGCTGGCTGGGTCTGAGGGGCGGAGGCGCAGGGCCTCGTCAAAGGTCATGCCGTAGGCCGCCCGGTTGAGCTTGTCCATGAGCCGCTTGGTGTTGCGGGCCTGGGACTCCAGGTCTTTGATTGCGCTGTTTTCGTTCAAAGTAAATTCCTCCTTGCGATTGATTTCCGCCCGGAGGAATGGTATACTGTCCTCGCGGGCCTGTTGGCGCTTTCAATAGGTTCCGCAGCCCTCGTCAGTGTTTCCGCCACTGGCGGGGGCATTTTTGATTGCAAAATTTTTCCTGTTGGTGTAGATTGGTATCATGGGGGGATAGTATGAAAAAGTTTCTGGAGTGGTTCAAGAAAGACGATACTATGGTGTTGAAGGTTATTCCTTGCTGCTGGGCTTTTGCACTTCTGATTGGAGGGGCAGATTTATTCAAAGAAGGAATTTCCATCAACTCTATTCTGATGTTTGCGCTGTACCTTTTTCTTGGCTTGGTGTTTTGGGGGGTCTTTGTGGCACTTCCATGGACGATCCAAGATAAAAAGAAGCCGGATGGCACGCCGCAGTTTACAAATGGGCTGGTGCTTGTTGGAGAAGCGGTTGTGCTGGTTGTCCTCACCATGTGGGTCGGGGGGTATATCTGATGACTTCAGACCAAAGGGAAATCTTGGAGCAGTTGGAACATGGATTTGTGTGGGAATGGCATCAAGACCCACAGCAAGACAAGATGCTCCGCTATCTCATGGACCAGGAAATTTGCCATGCCCGTGAAGATATCCGGCCCGGATGGCTGGAGCTGACGGAAGCGGGAAAGAGTTTACTTCAAGAGTTTCGCCAGAATGAAACCATACAGCTCCGCCAGCAATCCGAGAAGGAGGCCGCCGAGGCCAAGCGCCTCGAAGAGCGCAAAGAGGACCGAGCCGCAGAAGAGCGAAGATATAAGGGCCAAAACTGGACGACGATCCTTGCCGCTATTCTTGGAAGTGCTGTTACTTTGCTGATTGAGCATCTGCTCATCCCGCTTCTTCTCAAATAAATCCCAAAAGGAAAAGAACCGATCCATTCCATCTGTGTCTCCGCTCTGGACAAGACCTGATTGCAAAGCGGAAAGAAGTGCGAGTCCTTTTTCGGTAAGGACTAAGAACGATTTGGTTGACATTCAAACCTCCTTGAAACCGCCCCGGTTGCCGCCGGGGCGGCTCCTTTTTAGCTGGCGTACTCATCACCGTCCTCTGCGAATAGGTATTCAAACTTCTTCCCGAAATACTGGCAGTAGGCACGGCACTCTGCGGGAGTGAAGCGTCCTGACTTTGTTTTGCTCTGATAGGCGGTTCGGCTGACTCCGATGATCCTTGCCATATCCTCTTCTGTCAGCTTATGCAGGGCTTTCTGCCCCAGGAGATTAGGGAACATATTTCACGCTCCTTTCACTGTTTGCGTTCCGAAAACTCTAGTTATATGATAGTCTCGATTTGCAAACTTGTCAAGAGATATTGGCAAAAAAGTTTGCGTTCCGAAAACTTATCATTGACATTTGCAAAATGCAAACTTATAATGAAGCTGAGGAGGCGATAATGTGACTTTTGGTGAGAGATTAAAAGAGTTCCGGGAAAGCTGCGGTTATACACAAGAGGAACTCGCTGAAATGGTCGGCGTTGCAAAGACCACGATCACTGGTTATGAAAAAGGGAATCGGAAGCCGGATGTCCCCAAAATAAAAAAGCTGGCACATGCTCTTGGCATTACAGGCGATCAGCTTTTGGGGACTGGATTAGATATAAATAAAGCCCCGCTCTATTCGAGCGAGGCGATGCGGCTGGCGAAAGACTATGACGGGCTGGACCGCTGGGGCAAGCAGGCGCTCCGGCATGTAGCGGATGTAGAGATGGCCCGGATGGAAGATGAAGAGAGATTTCTGCGGGATGCAGGCGAATCGGAGGAAGAAAAGCCAACAATCCCAAACTTCTGGTCGGAGCCTGCGGCCGGTATGGCCTCCCCCATCATGGGCGAGGATTACGATGAATACACCTTGCAGCCAGGAGACCCGAAGGGCGCCGTTTTCTCTGTGCGGATCAGCGGCAACAGCATGGAGCCGTATTTCCCGAATGGGAGCAGGGTCTTTTGCAATAAGGACCCGCTGCGAGATGGTGATATTGGCGTGTTCTCCGTGGACGGTGAAGCGGTCATTAAGCAATACCACTATGACCGGATTCTGGGGATCACCTATTTGTTTTCCCTGAACCGGGAGAGAGCGGACGCGGATGTGGTGATTACCCGCAACAGCGGGCAGATGTTGGTCTGCCTGGGGCGCGTCATTACGAAGCGGCGATTCCCGTTGCCGGGAATGTAAAAAGAAAGACCGTCCGGGCGTTGACGCACCCGGACGGCAATGCAACCAACCAGCAACCACGACGAAGCCAGGAGGTCTGTTCACAGTATAGCACAGACCTCCTGATGAAGCAATAGGAGGAAAAGAAGATGGCGAAGAAAAGCAAGTATCATCAGAGGCCGGACGGGCTATTCGAGGCGATCCGGACCATCAACGGAAAGCGGGTGGCATTCCGGGGAAAGAGCTGCCGGGAGGTGGACAGAAAAATCCTGGAATACCAGGAGCAGAAAGAGCGTGGGCGGGACTTCCCAAAGATCGCGGACGAGTGGGAGGTGCAGCATGAAGGGGATATTGGAGAATCCACGCGGCGGGTTTACTCCTACGCCGTGAAGCGGCTGAAAGAGGCGTTTCCCGGACCTGCGAAGGAGATACGGCCCCTGGACATCCAGCGGTATATCTCCGCGTTCGAGAAGCAGGGGAGGAGCGCCAACAGCGTTTCTATTGAATTGTGTGTCTGCAAGATGATATTCGCCCATGCGGTGATCTCCGGAGACATTGATATCTCTCCGGCCGCGGAGATCAAGAAGAGCCGGGGGCTGCCTGTGAAGCACCGGGAGGCGCTGACCGAAGAACAGGAGGCCGCCGTAAAGGCAGCGGGGCGGGAGAAGAAAGCCCACTGGTGGCTGTTTCCGTATCTGCTGCTTTATACCGGGATGCGGCGGGGAGAGGCCCTGGCGCTGACCTATGCGGATATCGACCGGAAAGCCGGGGTCATCCATGTGACCAAGAAACTAAACTACGCCTACAGCACCACACCGACACTGGAAAACCACCTGAAAAGCGAGAACGGCAGGCGGGACATTCCACTGCTGCCGCCGCTGGCGGACGCGCTGCCCAAAACCAGAGCGGGGCTGATCTTCCCAGGCAGAGACGGAGGATTCATGAAACAAGGGGAGATCGCCAAAAACTGGCGGAGGTACTGCCAGGATGTGGGGCTGAATGAAATCGTCCAGACCAGCGACGGGAAAATCCATGAGACATTCCCAATCACGCCGCATTGTTTCCGCCACAGCTTCGCGACGATCTGTTATGAGGCAGGGCTGGACCCCCGGCAGGCTGCGGAGATACTGGGAGACACGCCGGAGGTGCTTGAGAGCGTATACACCCATTTGCGGAAGCAGCACAAGGCAACGGCGGCCCAGCTGCTGGGAGCTTACATGGAAGCCAAAGAGGGATAGTTTTCCACATAGTTTTCCACTGTGAACGTTATGCGCCGCTAACTGTGAATTTACTGTGAATTTCAGGGGTAATTTACAGTAACATAAGGTAACTTAATCGGATGCCGCGAAAAGCTAGAGCCGCAAGGGAAAGACAGTGATTTCAGCCGTTGGATGAAATTCGATGAAAATTAAACAGTCTGTAAAAACAAATTTGCGGCGTTTACACATCTTTTCATTTGTGGTATACTGCATTCGTCAAATTCTGCGCCGGAGGAAATGGAAACGCCC